GCTACCCGCGGACTGGAGGGGTGCCGTCTGCGATTCGGCTTCTTTCTGTCGCGACGAGCATCGGGAAAGATGGTCTTCGTTTTGCGACGCCGAGACGCTAGCTTGCCCGAGCCGCGGCTGAGGGAAATCCGTAGCGGACCCGATCCACCGGGATGGTGCTGGATCTGGGCTCACCAAGTCGGAGTCGGCCGAGCCATCCCCAGCGGTACGCGGACGCGGCGCCAAGTTTAAAGTCTGCGAGGGATAACCGTTCAAGAACAAATCCGAGACCCGAGCTCCCTGAGCCCAACACTCCATCATATCCGCCGAAGCACGCTGGAAATCTTGCGTCGGGAACCCGGCGCCCGACAACATTGCGCCGGGTTGGCTTGCCGGAGGTCTCCCCACCTCAGTCCTTGGTTGGATCGCCACGACGGGGGAGCCAGGCGTTGCAGCTTTGATCGGCAGGTCGCAAATCGGTGGGCTCGGCGGAAACAATCTAGGGTCGAACTGCGACCAGTCAGTTGAGGTCAGTTCAATTCCATCGACGCGGTTAGGTGCCGGCGGTACCGGATCCCTGCCGGCACGCCCAATGATGCCGGGGTTAGACCGGAGGTCTGCCGCGGCGCGCGTGAGATGTATCAGACGCGTCGCACTGCCATCGGCAACGCCATTTAAAGTGACGAGATCTCTGCGGATTGTTTCCAACCCGGCCGATACGCCATTGTCCAATGCCAGGGTAATGCCAATCGTGTAAGCGTCAACCATTCTCCATGTCCGACATCACTCGAACGAACATTTGTCCGATGCGTTCCGCTATGGCAGGTGCAGATTGCCTGGCAGTTGCGCTTTGTATCGGATCGGGCGGATTCGAGGTACTTCCGACCTCTCTCTCTACAAGTGCGGGAACGGCTGCCGCGATCACAACGGAATGCTCTCTAATGCGACACGACACGTCCGCCCCCGGCATGGCGTCGTTCTCGCGTCGTCTAGGACCGCTCTGATCGACCGGGGGTGAGGCTGCCGCGTTGATACTTCCAGCGAGACTGTGTGCAGCCTGCTTAAGAGCCTCTGCCCCCGCCCGTCCCAGATCGAGACGCGACAACCCATCGGCAAATGCTTGTAGACCGTCAATCGAGATCATGTCCGGTCCTTCCAACGTAGAGTGTGCCAATCATACTCACGCCCATCAATCGTCCCGAGCGCGACAATCCACGCGAGCCTATCGTCGGGTGGTAGGCTAAAGGCGACATCGAACGGCACCCCGTTCTTGACCAGGAACAGGCAGTCAATCAGATCGGGGTGCCTACTCAGTTTCCCGCAGTGGCCATGGCGTCTGACTGGATGGTTTCCCGCTGCCCGTTGAGCGCCTCTGCAACTGCAGCAATGCCGAAATCCCCTAATCGCGCCACCACGGATTCTATCTGCTGCTCATTGGTTGTCGGTGGGACGGGCACATTGTCAATTTCGGCTACAGAGCAAGCTAGCATTGCCATACCAAGCCAGGGTTGGTTTTGTGCGAGCACAGGGCCTGCTGCTTTAAATAATCGAAGCTTGTCGAGAGACGTCATGCGGCGAAGCGCCAAACGCCGTCCCAATGAGTCGGTAACGGTCGGAGCGGCTGTGGCGTTGGCGATTATTGTGGCCGAGGGGCTCATCAGATCCGCCTACGCCGCGTAGCAAAGAACTCTAATTTCTGCTTAACGCCGCTGTCGCCCTTCCACTGACCGGCACTGGTCAGCTTGAACGTCACGCCATCATAAAGATAGGTCGACGTGGAGCCGTCCGTTTCAGATACATACTGGTACATCGTTCCTGACGACACTGTAGATCCACTATAGAATTGTTGCTCCGACGCAGCTATGAAGTCGTCGACTACCGAGTCTCCACGCTCGATTTCAAAGGCTCCTTCCCAGCCCTTGGGCAGTTCCGCTCCCATCTGGGTCCCGTCAAGCCGGTCAACCCGCACCGAATGTGTTAACTGACGTGCTTCGAACCCCGTGACATACGTGAGATCGACACGCCCGGCCGGGCCGAGTACAACCAACTGCGTGTCCCGGCCAACGGAGAAATTAGTAAGCGCCACGTTGAAATCTCCCTACGTCGATTGTCCGCTGGGCAGCGTCTGAACCGACACCACAACAGTTTGACCACCTTCAATGTTAACAATGAATTTCTCGTTAATAGACTGATACTGTACTTGCGCGTCGGACTGAACATATCCGAGATCGGTCCTGTTGGCTGGGTTGTTAGAGGTGTCGCAGATCACGCTGAACGGAAGACTACCGTCAGTGCTTCCAAGAATCCCTTGGCTGAACATGTTTTGCAGAAATGACAGTTGAGTTGCCCGAATCTGTTGAAATAGAGCAGTACAAATCAGCTGACCGACAAACAATCCCATCCCAGCAGAAAGTGTCTCTGCAATGTAATTCGTTAGGCGTGTATAATTGTCTCCGTTGGTAGCGAGGTTGGAGGACGAATTGTGGCCAGCTCGCACGCCCCAATATGCCCCGCCGGGCTGTGGATTACTGATGACATCAATGCCGGCCCCAATTAAAACTCCGAGATCCGCGGAGGAGTATACACTTACCTGGCCTGAGCCGGGCGTTCCCGACTTCTGGCTCCCGACAACGCCGTAGATCTGCTTGTTAAGGCTGGATTGCTCCGGCGAGAGATTTGCCAGGCGTCCGGCCGCAAAGCCTTGGGGCGAAACCAATCGAACGACGTTGTTGATCTGGTCGGACCACCATAACCAATCGCCAAACATGAGCTTGGCTGCATAGCTGTCGAGGCCGGTCTGAGCCTTTACGGTAACTGCGTCCTGAATTGTATCGCCAAGTGGCCCAGTTAGGATCATGTAGACCCCTTCCTGCAATCCGAAGGCTGCCTGCGTTGTCCACTGAGAGGCATCGGTGGCGTCCGCCAGAAGAGCGATGCCGCAACCTTGGCCGCGCAACGCGTACATTCCGTCCCTGGGTGGCGCATCCGACCCAACAAGTTGCATCGCAGCGACGCCGGATGCTCCATCAGATCCCGCAGTTCCGACTCCAAGCGTCATCATAAAGCTGGATGGTGCGGCTATGGTGCCACCGCTGCTGGCGATCACAAGCTGAGACGGGCCAAACTGCGCGCCCTGTCCTTGGTTGACTGACGTCGCAAGAGCAGTCCAAAAATCTGCTCCTGAGCCACCGATATTATCGTAGATCTCGGGTTGCAGGCCCGGTAGCGCTATTGTGAGGCACCAACTATTGGGCTGCGAGCCAGGATTCAATGCTAGCGCGACTAGATTTCCTAGCGATCCTGTATATAATGCGGTAAACGTACAAGTGGTGTTCGGAACTGCAACTTGAGCGGCTGTATCAGTGCCGTCGGTAACTCGAACGCACCGGAAGTTCTGAGCTCCCTGCTGGACTGCGGTCGCAACCTGTGTTCCCATGTCGTATTGACGAGCAATGACGGAGCCGAAACTGCCGGCATAATCAGCCATAGTTGCCACAATTACAGGCTGACCGACAGGTCCCCATGAGGAAGTGCCGACAACGCCCAGAACGTTTGTCGGAACGCCATTTAGCACCAGATTTTGCGGCGGAACAATTTGGACATAGAGATCCGGCACCACCAGTGCGGTGGTGTTGAGACTACCCTGCTGGAAGATCGGCATCGACGTCAGTTCCCTTTCACGGGGAGAGCGAGCACTCGCACCACCGAGTGTGCCCACTCGCTCGTTAGGATTCGGGCAATACGCGCTGGATTGGTGACCGTGTCACCGCGGGCGAGACCGTCGAACGATCTTACCACGATCAAATGGATGTTCATGGATTCTCCGGGAATTAGGCTGTAAAATTGGCCGCGTTTAGCAACAATTCGCCGAACAACATTGACGGTTGTGATGCGCTAATGATAGTTGGGTATTCAATCTGATACAGCAGGTCGCGGCGATAAAGGAGGGCGTCCTGAGATTGATCAAATGTTGTCGTCCCGGCGTAGAGCAGCCTGCCCATCGATCCGTCGGCCAGCGCGATGAACGCTAACTGCGCAAGAGCAAGGTCGATGACGATAGCCGTTGCATCGCGTGACATGGGCGTAGGACACCAGCATGTGACGCGAAAGATCTGCTCCTGTCGCCGGACTTCCTGTTGGGCCGACGCATCCACGACCACTCTGGATATTAAGGTGCCAGTACCGAGGATAGTGAGTGTGCACCCTGACAATTGAACGATGGCGCTGGCTCGGGCAAGGGTCGCTAAATTTGCGGCAACAAGCGCAGGATTGTCGCCAATTTGAGTACGATAGGCGTAACTCTTCCCGTCAGCGAGAACTCCAGCCACCTGACCGAGATCTGCGGTCCCGCCGAATGTCACCGCGGTGCCGGACACGGACGTTGTTAGGGTAGGTTGGGTTGGGATGCCGGACCGGCTTTGAGTATAGCGGGTTGTGGTCCGCGCGTGGCGAGGCATCGGAAACACAGAGACGTTGATCCGTCCGGCGGTCAGGTCCGCGTCCAGCGCAGCGGAACTTGGCCAGCCACGGTAGATGCGGCAGTCGGGCCCGGGAACGCTCGGTGAATTGACGCCGTTCGGATAGAGAGCACCTGAACAAAGCGTAACCAGCGCAGTCTCCACGTCGGATTCGTCTGCCATCAGGTGGCAGCTTGTTTGACCGAGAGACGCCACCCGAGATCGGTCAGTTCTGCGCCCGAGACGATGGAATTGCGACCCAGATCGTCGGTCATCAGATCGGCAAGGCGAAGGACAACACCAGGATGCGAAGGCAGCAGCACAGTCCAATAGGTCACAGAAGCGTCTCCGGGCAAAGCAGCCGCGGATGGACCCGCAGCCGAGGCCGTACGGACGCTGGCGGGCCAATTTGTTAGTAGGGGCGTGTTTGTGGCCGCAGTGACGCCTCCATATGTATTCACACCGCTGGCCGTTGGAGCGGCCGGCCGGAGGAACGATACGATCCGATCGGCCCGAACGCATAAGACTGGTAGCAGGGGCTGCTGCGCAGCCACAAACCAAGTTCCATCCGGGCGGACCAAATAGTCCCCGACACGGGTGTAGGCAGCGTCGAAAACACCATTCCAGAGCGGATGGTCGTACTCAACCGCTCTGTCGAAGCTTCCGTGCACGCCGTAGAAGACCGTGGGCAGACGGAGAAAGCGATTGTCAGTACGGAGC